CCGCAAATACTTTTCAATCGCATCAGCGCCGTAATGAACGGCACGCTGATAAACGTAATCTACCTGGGCGATTTCATCCAGCCCAAGTTCCGGGCTGGGGATGTCTACTGTCCTGCCATCTTTGGTTGTGACGCGGATGTTGCCAGGACGATCCCCGGCTTCTACTCCGGGTTCGCCAGGCCGATGCTTCATCACCTGCGGCTTAATATATTCCGCGTCACCTATCGGGTCCGTATCCGGAAGCCCTGTGTACGGAAAGGTTTTCGCGCCATCCTGGCGCGTGTTCAGTTCCTGCTCTATGCGCTTTCGCTCGGAATCTAAGAGCATTGCCTCGGCCTCGTCACGTCTCGCCGAGGCTTTGTTTTGTTCAATGACGCCTAACTTCGCGGCCATGTTTGAGAGCGCTGATTCCATAGGGTTCCGATGTGAAGTTCCACCAGCCGTGATAGTCGGGCTGGATCCAACGGAAGAACCCAGAGCGAATAGGGGGTGTACACCAGCCGCTTGGGCGTCTTTAACTCTACGTTGTATTGATTCATCCATCTGCGCATTAAACTGCTCCCTAGCTAGCCGCAAGTTTTCCTGATTGCGTTTATCGGCTTTGTTCTGACCGAAAAGACCACCGACAAAGTCGAGGCCTAAACCTAATAACTCTAACGACATTTTTTATGTTCCTTGTATTGCCTAGCACCGTTTATGCCACCGTAACCGGTGGCAATTAGTACTGCCCTACGAGTCGCCTTCTTTCGCGTGCATACGCTGCGCGTAGTCTGGTTATCAGACGCATTCTCATCGCGCCTTCGTAGGGACAGAACACTTGTCGGCAGTCCCTTGTTCGTGGACCGCCGTTCTGCATTTCCTCGCAATGAATCTCGCCGGTAGAGCAATCCATCCGGCAATCGGTCTCGCGCAATCCGCGGACCCGGAGAACTCCGGCCTCGGAGAGTAAGAGAAGCCAATCGTCGTCGACCTGGGCGCGCGCGAAGAGTTGTTCGCGGTCTATCGACGCGGCCAGGCGACGGAGTAGATCTAGAGCGCTTGGCTCCCGTAACTTTGCGCGATCTTCTTTTCCTTCGCACGGTAGTGAATCTCCTGATTTTTGGCTGTTTCTGGATCCCATTCGATGATACCTCCTTCCTCTAAATATTCATCGTACGTTGGACAACGATCCCTGCGACCTACTGTCGTCAGGGGGATTCCTGCTGTTTTTCTCATTTTCTGAAGGATGGCTTTTGGGATGGGGTAGACGACGCCTTCGACACGGAAGGATCGGGGGACATCTCCGACTTTTTCAAACCAGTAAGTTTTTCCAGCTTTGCCCAATCTTTGCAGTAGTAGAGAGCCGAAATCCGCTCCCAAGACGGGGCGCCGTGAGCTAACGCGGAATTCAAGTTCTTTCTGTCCCAGTTTTTCCTGATCTTGCGTTCGGGAGAGGTACTTTGTGGCGTATTTAGTAATATATCGCCATGCGCCGTCCGTAACAGGATACTGCGAGGTAAATCCGTACTTTTCTTCCCATCTAGCGCAGAGCAACCCAGCCTGTTTAGGGTTTTCTGGAAAGATAACCATGTGGTAGTGAGGCCTTCCGAGCTTCGAACCGTACTCCCCGACAGCGAAATATCGAAACTTCCCAAGAATTTTCTGTTCATTTTTTAACCAATTTTGGAACCGTCTTTTGCGGAGCGTGACCTCGCCGTCGACCGTAAGGGGGACATTTTCCGTGCGATACGTGAACGTCAAAAACTGTGCCCAGAGGCCAGTCCGATGATAGTGGCTGTAGGACTCCATCCGGATGCGGGTAGCCCAGGCATCACGGAATTTGACACGGCAAGCGAGACAACGGCCACAGCGAACGCGATGGCCTAAGGATTCAATGAGAGGGGGGGACTTGCATTGCATGGTGTGGTTTTACACCATTTGGCCCAACACTATCAAGTAATGTGTTGGGCGATGGTGCAAAAAAAAGGGCTGCCCGGAGACAGCCCTGCGGAATGGTTTCCGATTAAACTAACCTGCTTCGTCGGGGGTCTCAGCAGACTGATTCTCTTGAGGCGGCTTGAGAGCCTCTTGAGCGAGCGTTTTCTCTACCTCCTGGGGTGGTGGCTCTTTAGGCATGATCGGCTCCTCAGGAGCCTCTAGGAGCGTGTAGGGAGACATCTCGAGGATATCCGGGTCCTCTTCTTCGAAATCGTTCGCTTCTTCGTAGGTTTCGAACCCTTCTTCCTCGTATTTGGATGCTTCAATGTGCTCTCGCAGCATTTCAGCCATCATCTCCTGGAGCGATTTAGGCCGGAAACACCCGGCCGGCATCTCTTTCGGCGTCGGGTCGAGCTGCTCCGGACCCTCGCCGCTGGCGTAGCGACCCATCACAGCACCCTCGGGTATGCACGCTTCGGCAACAGACGCCGAGCGACAACATGATGGTTGAACATGCACCAAAGGGTGTCATCGGTACCGACCTGGAAGATGCGTTTGGACGGCTGACACTCAATAAAGTTTTCGTTCAGTGCGACGTTGGTTGGCAGATCCCTGCCGAGGTGCCAGGTATCAAGAAGGTCACGAAAATCTTGACCCACGAAACTCGGGTGAGACCGATACTCGTTGTACCTATCTTGGAAGCCGAAGGTCCCTGAAGGGTCATCGTGTTCGATGTGCAGTTCCTGATTTAGAACCTCCTGCTGACCGAGGTGGACAAGTTCCTGTTGGTAATAATCTTCCTTGCTTTTCTTGAAAAACTCTCGGTGCGCGCCGTTGAGATACGTGGCTTTTGGTCTTGCAGAGAAGCAGGTAATGATATACCCGTGTTCTTCGAAGAATTTGCGATAAGCGTTTGTTCTTGCCCCTGCTATACCGTGACCGTAGAGATCACCTACGCCATTCTCGCCTTCGGCTCCGGGGGTCGTTTGAAGCACTTCAGAGAACGACAAGCGAGCTGTGCCGCCACCCAGAAATTCGGGGCGCTGTAGCCTGGCATCCGAGGGGGTAATTCCCAGATAACGCAGATATTCCGTGAACCGAGACCCATAACGCGCTCGCGCTTCTTGGTAACGCTGGATTGCGAACGAGGCGCGGAACTGATTAACGTCGATGGCGCTTGTGGCAGACAGGTCCGCTATCAAGCCGGGGTCATTCCACCAAATCGTCCCGGTTGCATCTTCTTCGAAACCTGCGGACTCCGGACCGGTACCATCCGTAAGACGTCCTGCATTGGTGCCGACTGTGTTTTGGAACGTCGGCACTGACAGGTTCTTAGTCGGATCAGGAATTACAGGCGCGGTATCGCCTACCGGAATAGTAACCTGCGGACCTTTTTGCGTGAACGGACGAGCCGTCGAGAAATAATCCTTCTCCCAGGCACAACGAGGAACGATGGTATCGCTTTCGTCGCGTTCTTCCGCGAGATCCTGGTCACGATAGAATTCATTCCAGATTTTGTTGAAGGCTCGCAACGGCATGCCGTTTATTTCCGTAGACCCTGAAGTCAGAGGCGGCACACCCAGGTACTGATTTAGCCTCTTTTTGTTCGTACCGCTGAGCTGAACCGGAGGGGTAGCCGCGTTCGCACCGTCCGGACCGCCGGTTATGAACTGCTCCCAACCGCCGTTCTCACTTTCCGGCCAGATTATCCGGTTGGGGACAAAGAAGTGATGTAGGCGAATTTGCACCGGATGCATCACAGGGCTGTTGAGCGGGGACACACGAATAAGCGCAGAAGTGTGATGTTGGATCGTGTCGCCCGGAAGGACAGGGATGCACGATACTGGGATAAGTTCGCCCATATCGCACGTGTGCATCCGGTAGTGGCTCAGTGTAAATTTGTTTCTCTTTTTCATTGATCAGTTTCCTACAGTCTATAACCGATTTTACCGGGCCTAGGGGTTCGCATGCCGCCGCGAGAACCGCGACGACGACCACGCAGACCACTCCGACGAGTAGCACGCCGCATCCGCGTCGTGCCGAACCTACGCTTGCCATATTTTCTCCGCATTTCGTGCACCTCATCTTGTCGGCCTACCGCCGACCTGTTTATGGATATTCCGCAACGCTTGCTTGACGTTGCGAGACAGATTGCGGTTAAACCGCAAATACTTTTCAATCGCATCAGCGCCGTAATGAACGGCACGCTGATA